ATAGCACCCATAACAATGCCTAGTTCACACAGAACAACAATAAAGATTAACTTTAATGCCCACTGTCCTGTGTTAAAAAACTTTTTGATTTGTTCTGTTGCGAATTTAGTCATTAGTCTCTTTGCCTCCAGTCTTTAGGTCTATCCTGTCTAAACCAGTCTACAATATCTTCAGGATCTGTGAACCCCTTTTTATGTTTACTTGAATCGGGGTTTCCAATATTCAAGTTATTCAGAAAAGAGTCGTTTGGATTCGTTGCCAACCTCCTTGCTGTTTGCAACATCCCTCTTGCTGATGTATTTGTTTTTCCTAATTTTTCTGCCCAAATCATATCTTCCAAACTAACTTCCATGCCTGCTGCAATACTCTTACAAATTTCCTGTAAGCGGAGACGATACTGGGTTGATAACATACACTAATGAGTAATATTATTATTATGTATGCAATTTATCAGACAAATTCTCTAGTGTCTGTCTCATATTATTGAAAACTGTGTTCATATTAACGTTTTTGAATCCCATGGCAGCAGAAGTCATTTGAATTTTATCTTTCATTTGTTTTGCTTCAGGATCATCTGATAATGATAACCTTGTCCACATGACTTCTTGTTTATCAATTAGTGATATGAGTTTTTTCATATGATCTTTCTTCTCTTCATCAGTCATTGATGGAAATCTCATGATGATTGCATAAAGGTCTTTCTGTGTGTCAAATATATCCTGCATTTCTTCTTGAATGATTTGTGATCTGAAGAATTTACTCATACAGTTGTTCCTTTAGGTGAGTTTTGTATTTGAATATATCAATATTTAGAAACGGTGAATACTTATACATTTTCATACTAATTTTCTCCCATACAGGGTCAGTCAAAGTCTTATCAAAGTTCTTCTTATATCCAAACACCCTATCTAAAATTATCATGTTCTCAATACTCAATTCATCTCTTAGATGGCACTTGAGTATGTGTGGGTGACCTTTACCTGTGAACCACTCTGCAAAAGGAACCTTACACAATTCATCCATCTCTTGAGTAAACTTATAATATAAACTCTGCTGTCTCTTCTGCCATGCTGAATAGGTTGTATCACCTGTCCTAGCAATCGTACCTATCCAAAGACTCTGAGGATCAGTTGACTCTACAAAATTAGCAACAAAGAATTGTTTGACCTCTTCATCAGGATACTTTCTTGAGGTTTTTTCAAAAAAATATCTATCCTTTCTCTTATAAAATGAATCTATACTAGCATTAGTCTTACCACCATACTGAAAGTAATCATACTTTTCTCTGGTGAAGTGACTCTTCATCGCAAGATATATTTTATAAGTGTCAAAGGGAGTCATTCCATATCTTGTATAGGATGTGATCATGATCTAGTTCGTGTACTTCAGGTTCTTGATGGAACGAACAAACAGAATACTCTGGCATGAATTTGAGATAAGGTATCTCACCACCATCCCAAAAGTGTTCTGGTTCTGATCCCTCTCTGTAAGAATAAAAAACATCTGGTAGGAATTCAAAATCAGAAAAATGATTTTGATTTAGATAGGGATCTATTCCTTTATACATCCTAACATGCTTTTGCCAATTTGGTATATACTTTTCGTAAATGAACTTGATATCTCTCCAAACAACAGTGTCTGTATTGAATGAAAAAGCAGGTTTCTTATCTGTGTGATTTCTCTTCACCCAATCAGGTGACTTCCACTTGCAAGGTGAAACTGCAAAATTAGTTTCAAAATCTAGTATGGGTGTGATGTCACCTTGAATGATTACATCAAGATCAAAAAATATTTTCTTATCATACTTATCTAACTCTTCACGAGCAAATAGTTCTAATTTATTCCATGCTGGCCACCAAGAATGTATACCTATACGCATCCTCTTAGGTTCTCTCCACTTGGATGAGTCTTTTACTAGAGGTTGCATATCATATACAATTACATTGGGATCTATACCAGAAGGATTATCTGTAAAGCATATGAAATCATCATCACTATATTTTCTTACTGCATTATATAATTTGTTGACATAGATAGAAGGATATTTTTTCCCTATCTTTGCACAGGTAATACAATTCATTTATAGTGAGTGCATTCAGAATGTAAAGTATCAATAAATTGTTCTGAATGTTCCTCCTTTATGTTGTCCCAATGATTTGTCTCTTTATCAGACCACTCATCAACATGAGTGTTTAGTTGTATTTTTTTATGATAAGTATAAGGATCACCATAGTTCCACTGGTGTCTACTGTCAGCGATGTACCTAATATGAATTGGGAGACGGTGATACTCAAAGAAACTAGGTCCGTACATATTCAACATCCCACCAATAAAATCTGTTCTATTTTCTAACACCCAACTAGGTGGTCTATGAAAACTAAATCTATCACAATGCATTTCTAAACCATCTTCAAAAATTCTTCTTTGTGATTGTAGTTCTTTTTCTAATGATCTCCAATCCCATACGTCACCTACGTACACATGTAATCCTATCTTTGCACCAAGTATCCTAAGATTTTTTATCAATTGTTTATTACGAGCAGAGAATATATTGTATGCATTTGATCTAACTTGAAAAACATAACTTGCAGATACTCCATAGAACTTTTCAATCTTTGCTAATTCAAATGCTCTGTTAGGAATAAATTCCACATCATGTCTAAGCACTGTCCACTCATCTTTCTTCAATGATTCATAGAAATCACACACCCTATCCTTATGGTGTTTGATTATTTTTCTGTACTCTTGAAGGGTAAAGTCACTCATAATCTAACAGTCCATCTATTAATTTTGTTCTTGGTAACAATTTAGCATTAGGAATAACACAATGTCCACCTATCTTATCGGTAGGATAGAGAACAGGTCTAACAACATTGAGTTTACCCAGTTTTGTATAACCTTCATTGTATGTATTATTATATTTTGTCATAACCTCCATGAAATCTAAATTATGTTCATCACATAATTTTTTCATGTCAGACGTAAATGCTATACACAATCCATAGTAGGTAGTGTCTGCTAATTTTGAAAGTTCTGTTGTCTTAGCATCCTTACATATATGTGTTTCTATTCCTAAAGTTTTTAGATGTCCTGAGTATGCTTCGGCAAGTTGTTCATTGCCACCAATAAATTTTACAAAGGTTTTCAAACCTTCATAAAGATTTGGATGCACTCCTCTTACAGGTGAGTGTAAAAATTTATGTCCAAATTTTTCTGTTGTTCCTACTGGAACAGTTGAATGTATAACAGTATACCAATTTGGAGTTGGCAAATCCTTTACCACTGATACAAAATCTTCACCGTATGGTATACAAACATTCAATATATCTACGTTAGATATATCATCCATCTTACCCTGATCTGGGTCGTAGATAAGAATTTTATCAAAATCAAACCAAGACTCTGAAGTATCAGTTTCAAAATACAATTTTGCTACTGCTTGACCAACTTGACCATACCCAACAATACCAATTTTCATAATCATATAATAAGTTCTGGAAAAACTTTAGTGTAATCTGTCTTATTTACTTGGTCTAATGCCCTGAGATATCTTAACAATTCCTCCCATCTGTCTTGCCAATCTTCTACATTTGCAGATAAAGCACTCTCTAATTCTGTGTTTATATACATGGGCAGAAGTTGTTCTCTTATTTTTGGATGAAGTGAATCAATCCTACATGGTCTAGGTTCTAAAATATTATTAATAGTGTATGAGAGACCCTCACTTTTCATCCATTCTATAGTCTTATGAAGAGACAAAATTGATAAAGATGAGGCACATACGTTTGCCCAAACTCTAGCATGTTTCTTTATCTTATAATAATTTTCTAAGTTTGATTCCCAGTTTGATCCAAATCTTATATAATCATTCTGCTCTCCCAACCCTTCTAATGACCAATTGATATCACAACTCTTGAATTTTTTTATGTAATCAAAAATATGATTTCCCTTCCACTCTAGTTTTGTAAGATTTGTATGGTACTTTAGTATAATATTTTTTGCCTGATCAATTTCAATTAGAGCATTCAAGATTTCATAATGTTTAGGCATGATAAATGGTTCACCACCAATGATGTATATCTTTTGAATTCTTGATGCTAATTTTTTTAGATCTTCTGTGACATTATAATTGAAACCACCATGTTTCATTTCATCAGTCAACTTATCATACTCTAACATCTCACCAAACTCAGGATCTATTTCAATTAATTTTTCAGTCTGTTTTATTCTTGAACTTGAGTCTTTTATCCTACACATATAACATGATAAATTACATGCATTACCAAATAATCTCAACTTTACTTCTATAACTCTACCCAATGGTTCTTTCCATTGAGGATCTCTCATACCTTTTCTACCTTCTTTCTCTTCGTAAATACAATTTGCACAAACTTTTTCAATAAGAGGAGTTGTTTCACCACCTCTCATATCAGATCTTAATTGTTTCATATAATCTGAATAGAAAAATTCAGACGGTGGAACTTCACTCACTTTTGGTGCAGGAAAATCTGATTTAGCACCGTGCCAACATCCATTGTGAGGGTGATCTACAGTTGCCATACAGCAAGGCATATAGACACCATAAGAATCACTAAACAATTGTTTCCATGGATATGTGCAAAAAACACTCATGTCAGATAGAGAATTTTGCTTTAGAAGTTCTTTTTAAGTAGTTTAGATTGATAGCATTACACTTTAACTTTTCCTTTAGTGGTTTGGATATAAGTTTGTTTATATTGTCGATCTCAATATTATTCTCTTCACAATAGTGACAGATTGCTTCGATATAATTCATCGACTCATTCTCCTTGACAAGTTTCTCGATCTCCATAGCAAACTTCTCTGAACATAAGAAGTTCTTTTTGAGCATCTCTTTGACTTCACTTTTGGATTTCATTTAGTTTTTCCTCGACAAATAATTGGATGTACTGGACAAGTTTTTTCATATACTTCATTTTATCATACTCTTCGTAAACTTTCACCTCTCCGTTGGCACATGTCATAAGAATAACAAGTTTCTTGACGGGTATATCTGTAATCTCATAGAACATACAAGCATATGCTGCTGCTTGTACAAAATAGTTCTCGATCCAATCAACAGGTTTAGGTTTCTCTGCAGTTTTGAAGTCAATGATTGCAAGTTCTCCTTTATATTCTGCAATACAATCAACTGTTCCTGCTACTCCTAATTCTCTACTGTATAAAGATTTCTCTAATGCATAGATGTTATCTATATTTTTCAATTCTTTTTTTGCTTGAGTGAATAGCATCTTGGTGCTAGGGTTGTCTAACACAACCTCCTCATTAAGTAAGAAGTTTTCTATCAATTCGTGAGTTTTTGTACCACGATTAGTTGCTCTCTTAGTGATTCTGTTTGCTTCCTCCTCACCAACTCTTGCTCTCCACTTCTTGAAAATCCCTCGATTCCAATATGATGTAACAGATGTGATGGATACCATCGGTCTATCATCAACCGAATAATACCGAACACCATCAATATTCTTCCTTGATAGTGCAGGAAGATCACACTCTACATGATTAAACATCAATACTCATTGCTAGTTTGTTGAGAATATAACTCTTGACTAATCCTGATCTTACTATATCCTCAATACCAAATTCAATAGAATCAAATTCAGGCATTGCTGAAAGTATTTTCATAAAGTCAAGGATACCATTTTTCTCATTTGTTTTTACAAGGTCGGTTTGTGCAGCGTCACCACAGAAGTGGATCTTACAGTTTTCTCCTACTCTTGTTATTATACTATCTAACTCATGAAAATTCAAGTTCTGACACTCATCAACAATCATGATGCAATCATCTAGTGTTGTGCCTCTGACAAAACTGGTTGACCAAAACTTGACACTCTCCTGTGTCTTGAGATTACCCCACAACATTTCAAAATCACTATCTGTAGGTAACTCAAACATATACTTGACCATATTCTTATATGGTATCTGATATAATGCTGCCTTGTCATCATGATCACCGGGTAGGAAACCAATCTCTCTTGTGGATACTAAAGATCTTACTATTACAATTCTATTATATGGTGTAATAGGATTGAGAACTTCTTTGAGGGCATGATATAAAATAACAAAAGTTTTACCAGTTCCTGCCACTCCATACGTGTATACATTCTTACCCTCATCGAGTGATGCAAATAGTTTTTTCTGATTCTCGGTCAATGCCTCGATCGGAATCATCATGTCAGCGTTGTATGGTTTTTTCCTTCTCAGTTGTTTAGCAGTCATACCAACCCCAACTTGATTGGAAGTTTTCTTTTTTCTAGTAGGCATTAGAAATGTGTAATCTTTTGAGGTTTTACTTTTGAACCGGGCATTGACCCAACTCTTGAGAGAACTTCATTCCATCCACCATCTGTTTTACTGTATACGTCACCTGTAGAACTGACAGTTCCACCTGTTCCTTGTGACCAATCTTTATCCCAGTCTGGATTCTCCTTTCTCCACTCGTCATACTTTTTCATAGACATGTTGAGTTCTTTAGTTTCTCCAGTCTTCAAATTTTTTACAGGATAAGTTGGCATGATAATAAGATTTTGTTTAGATACGATTATTTATTTGGTAATAATAACTTTACGTTTTACCTTTTGTTGGATAGCAGCATTGAAATGTAGTGGTCGAGAAGTGCACATGTTGCATACTTTATCAGGTAGTCTACTCTGCACACAAAACTTTGTCAACTCATCATCACTACAATTGACATCAAGTCCATCAACAAGATACTCTTGCCACTCTTCTTCTTCACTCTGTTCTGTGACTGACAATAACTCTTTCAAATATGCAGTGTTAGGGCACTTCCATAACTTACCATTATATAATTGAGTATTGGGACATGAGCAAACGTTATAACTTCTACTAATATTATTATGATTGTAAGGATATACTTTATCATCCTTCTTCTTTATACTATTGAACCACCTATCGTTTCCAGTATGATGTTCGGTCACCAGTACTTTAGGATGATTGAATTTCTTTATTATATCTTCCACTTCCTTGAGGTGTATGCTGATGCGAAGAAATACCCTAGGATCTTCTAATACTTTTCTGATCCAGTCTTCATTCTGAAAGAGAAGTAAACCATTGGTATAAAGATATACAGGAGAAGTAGTATGTAATCTACATGCATTGAGTATTTCCTCACATCTTGGATTGAGTAATGGTTCGCCACCTATGACAGATACTCTCTCAACATCTAATCTTGGTAAGATAACTTCTATATCTTTCAACAAGGCATCAGTATCTAACTGACTACTTGGTGCAAAGTAATTACTAAAGTGATTGCATCCTTTACATGATAGATTACAACCTATAGTTGTGTGTACATCAAGTATTTTCAGTGTGGGCAAAGTATTCTGCTCCCCATTAGAAAGATTTTATTTTAGGATTGTTGTGAAGTATATATGCTGCTCCGATAGCAGTTCCTCCATCGAAAGATATCGGGTCAACATAAAAATTCAAATCAGGAAATTCCTTCAATAGTTTATAGTTCACCACAACATTCAGAAAACATCCCCCTGTCAAAACAATATTATTACATTTTTTTGCTGCTATTTTGACTAATTCTACTGCCCTATCCTCCCATTCCTTTTGTATAGTAGCAGCAGCGTTCTCATTACTAGATGCTAGGTATTGTCCCTCAACATATTTTCCATATGGAGCAAGACCCATGACCTTTCCTGCTTCCATACGTCCCCACTTACATTTCTCTGATACCAAATCAAACTGAAGACCTATACCATAATCATCTACTGTATTATATCTCTTGTGCAACACCTTCCAATGAAATCTTCTTCCTCGTTTGACGTGCATAATAGTTTCACACTCGTCTCCTTCCTTAAAATTAGATCCACTTGAATCAACTACGATGACTGATGCCTCTTCAAACTCTGAATTGTAGAACCCACATGCAGCATGAGTTAAATGGTGTCTGTCTCTAAAATCATATCTCTCAGCGTTGGGAAACTTCTTCTTGAGTGTTGCTATGTTCTTTGCAGATATAAGATTTTTCTTCTTATCACTCCAACAACAATCACTTATAGCAACCTTATCTACATCCTTTACCAACCCAAATAGTTTGGTACAATTATAATCTCTTTTCTTTCTTGTCAATCTCTCTGCTTCTAAGTATAATTCTATCTCACCATCGTTGAGTAGACATATAGAACCATTGTTTGATAGATTGACTCCTAAAATTCTCATATCAATCGCCTAAAGATGAACTCTTATACATTCTTTTTGCTTCGGGAAACCATAGCACATGAATATCAGATTCCTTCCATGTATCTATAGCATCTTGCGGTGTCTCAACTAGAGGTTGACCTGCAAGATTGAATGATGTATTCAATACCATAGGAACTTTAGTATACTTGTAAAACTCCTCTATGACTTCGTAAAGATGAGGTATGTTTTTCTCTACTGTTTGAACTCTACATGTATCATCAATGTGAACCACTCCGGGTATCAGATCTTTCTTATCTTCTCTTGTATGTACTGCATATGACATTGTAGGGGATCTATTCAGTCCAGACATGTCAAACCATTCATCTGCACATTGCTTCAATACAGCAGCAGCAAAGGGTCTAAAACGCTCTCTCTTTTTTACCTTATTGATTGTTTCTTTTGTACAGTTATCTCTTGGGTCATATAATATACTCCTATTTCCTAGTGCTCTAGGACCTGCTTCCGATCTACCATTGTAGACTGCTACAATCTCATCTTGCATGATGAATGTAGCAATCTCCTGTGGTGTGACTCTCATCGCTTCTTGATCATCATATAAGAAACTCAAATCATGAGTTGGTCCTAAAAATAAATCTACCATTCAAGTGCTTCAGATACAACAGGGAATTTATCTACGAATACATCCTTACATGACTCAGCAATTTCCATGTGCTCTTTCTGAGTGCCATGTGCTGAACGTAAGTTAATATAATGTATCCAAGATCTTACTGATCCTGTCATATATATCCGAGTTGGAGTGCATAATGGTAGAACCATTCTTGCACACTCTTTAGCAACTCCCTCTTCTATCATTTGCTTATAAAGACTTTCAGCAGAACTAAAGAGAGTGATCATCTGACGGTTGAGTTTATCAACAACCTTTTCATCTAGATCATCTATACTATTCTGTCTATTCTTTACGTCTTGTCTTCTGAGTTCTGGTAATTGTATCTCTCCAAGTTCATTGCTCTTAGCATATCTTTGAGAGAACTCTTGGAATGTGAAACTACGATGTCGTAGAATTTGTGCTGCAATAGCACGAGTAGTTTCAATCTCTAGAGTCATGTGTGCCTGTTCAAATACAGACCAGTGTTGATG